AGCTTTGACGAATTTGTTGACTTTTTAGAAAGCAGAGTCACAGACAGATCAGGACGTGCTCTTCATCCGCAACGTGCTTCGACCCTTGCCAATATGAAGTTCCTACGGAACATGATTGATATGGAAGGGAAAGAACTTTCTGATCTTTATGACGCTGTTGTTCTTGGTTCACCCACAACAGCAGTTGAATTAGATGCAGCAAAACTGGCAAAAACTGAAGAAGCTAAAGCGGCGGCAAAAGATCTTGGGTTGCAATTCAACCCTGCGTTAGCAGACGAAGTTGATCCACTGGGGGAAGGTTTCTTCCGCTGGTTCCGGCCAACGACAACCGGTAAAGGTTACTTGCGAGATAAAAACTGGGGTCAACTTAGTCAGGAAGATAAAGGCAGATTGCTTCACTGGGCTGGTATCCCACAAGGTGACGCCAAACGGATTAAAGATTTTAGTGATAACTGGGATGAGTTAGTCGAAACTGATCGTGCTTTAGACGATGTGATAATGAGTGCCCGTATTGGGCATCGAAACAAACAAGGCACTTATCGTCCCGGCGACCCAGAGATATCCCAAAAGTTACGTAATCAAGGTGTTAACCGGATGGTTGATGCGATGGAAGCACTCTTAGACAGAGATCCAGTTCGCACACCCCGAGGCGGTTTAGAAAAACATCTCCTAAGAAAAAAAGGTTTGATCTCCACAAAACGAGTACGCCGTGGCAGACGCCCAATAGCTAAAGACGCCCGTAGACGAGGCGCACCAGACTTGAATGCGACGGTTACTGCCGCTGGGAATATTCAAGAAAATGCTTTAAAAGCTTTGTGGGATGAATTGAACTTCAACCCCGGAGATGCTGGTAGCCCAGACAAGAACTGGGAAAATCTTGAAAAACAAGTAGATCGGTGGGCGGACGATGGCCCATTGCAAAGACTTTTGGGACCAGATTGGGTTTGGGACGAGAAGACGAAAAAGTGGGGAAAAGACGACGGTAAAAAATTTTATAAGGAGATGGATGAGTGGAAAGGACTCACCCATGAGGAACGCATAGCACGACTTAAAAAAGCATTACCTGTCGAACTCCACCCGTACATCGGTTTAACAATTGACGAAATAATTGACAGGTTTGGTCGTCGGGGTTATTCAGAGAAACATCCTGATGGGAAACCAACCGAAGAAGCTCTAGATATCGTTGACCAAATTTATGAAGCTATTGCGAATCTTGGGGAAGGAACTCAAACCTCGCAACGTCCGATGGTGGATTACGAAGGTAATCCGATGATGGACGAATATGGTGAACAACTATTTGAAGATTACATTCCAGAAGGCCAGATAACTAAAGAAACACAATCAGCTATCCCCGGTCGTGGCGAATACATCAAACGCTGGGCACCCCCACGCCAATACCGTGAAACAACGGGCTGGTACGAAGATGTGAACCATCGGCCACGAACCAATCAACTTACACCGGAAGACGGGTTAGACCCTCACTGGCAACAATTCGTTGATGATGTCGAAGTGAACAGACTTGACGCTTCTTATGAATGGCAAGACCAGTTCAAGCGGATGGTGAGCGGTAAGCCTGCTCTTAAAGCTGCGTTAAAGACACGCACCAAGTTCGATGATCTAAGTGAGGAAGCTAGAGCAGATTTCTTAGTAGAAGTAGATCCGGGGATAACACAAAGCGAATATTTCCGAGGCCCAACAGAACTAGAAGAGCTAAGAACAGAAATTTCTGATTTGAAAGCGGAGTACGTTAAACAGGGTGTCGGCTCTATTAAAGAAAAAAACGGGGAAGCAGTATTTGTACCGGGCAGAAAAGCATCTGCCGCACAGAAAAACGAGCTAAAAGATCTCGAAACTGAACTCCGTAAATCGGAACAACTGCTCGAAGGGCGACGTGTAGACGCTCAACATCTTTCAGAGATGACCGATGCAAGTCGTGACCAGTTCGATGTTTGGTGGAAAGAAGCCTCCAGATCTCAAAGACAAGAAGTCATGGATATTGTCGGGGGGACAGAAGAGTGGCAGAAACTAAACCCGAAAGAACGCCATGACGCATTCCGAAATGCAGCGTTCGAAGCAGAGAAAAACTTTCTTAAACTACCAAAATCACAACGTCCAAGAAGAACAGGTGATCCAACTAAAAAGTCACTTGTTGGATTAGCTGACGAATGGGATTCATTTGTTGAATACTCAGCCAAATGGGACGAGGTTTTAGAATCTAAGTTCGGTGAAGTCCCCGATGACTTTTCTGAAATGCGTGATTTGGAAGTCAAAGAGTTACGTGCAGGTGCGAACACTGTGCGAGAACTTTTAGCTGAACGTCAAGAACTTAGGCGTTCTGACCCCGGTGAGTATGAACGAATAGTTAGAGATCCACAAGGCAACCCTGTAATTGACGAAGCCACTGGTGAAATAGTTCGAGAACGAGCACCAATGTCCGATGAAGGTATCGCTGGTGGTCGGGCACAAGCAGCGATGCGAGCCGCATACAAATTTGGGTTACGTCGGCCTCTTGTAGCGAGCCAAGAAATTCCTTACATCGCTCAGCGTTTCCAACGTGAACGCATGATTGACGAAATCCAACCGGAATTTCGTATGTGGTATACCCGAGAAGGCCGAGATCCAGTCAGACTTGACACAGAAAGAGCCGGTTGGGAAGACAAGGCTATGGAAGCTTGGGACCCCGGTAAACAAAAGTGGGTGTCCTTAGAAGAACATCCTGCATTTGCAGAGAATGTTGCACAAGCAGGAGTAGCTACTACCGAAGGTTGGATTTATAACAGCCAATGGGGGAACAATGTTGACGGTACATGGATACCAGTTGATGAAGCACGAGCGACCCAACTAGAACAAGTCGAAGATTTAATGTTTGGTGTTTATCAGCCAAGCGGTCGCCTATTAGAAGGTCGCATCTACGAAGCATTCGACGACGGCGAATTAATGGCAAAACAACATGCCATAGAAGCAAAACTTGCTAACGAATATCCTGATATGCCGTTTGCTACTGCTTTGATTTTCCAAGACGCAAGACTTAAAAAATTAGCTAGACGTAAAGATGCTCGGGATGGGCGACACGAAAACATACAAGCCCTTTACGATGCTTTGAACGGCGAAAACGCTGATTTGATTAAAGTTGTTGCTGACGAGATCATCCACCAAAACATTGAATTTGTAGGGAAGTTAGAAACACTTCCCGGCATATCTCGTTTTGACGAAATGAGTGGCACCGTTCGTGGAGGGGTGAGTTCCGCAGCACGGGCTTTTGGCGAACAAGGCTACGTGAAAGAGTTCACTACAAAGTTCGAAAACAAAACTGGTATCGGTATAAAGATGCCGAATATCCGTGTGCGTTTCTTTGTTGAAAAAGTGCCGCAAGGGCTTATTCGTTGGGACGATCCGGTACAAGCCTACGAACAATTCGAACGAATGTTACGTGAGGCTGAACGTGTAAAACCAAAATTTTATGAAGCCGGAAAAGTCCGTGACCAAAACCTAGTTGAGTTTTCAGGTTTAAATAAAGACGAAATTCTAGGTCGATGGATACAAAACCCTGACGTAGCTGCCCGACAACGATTGTTTAATGACACGGTTCAAACTTTGAACAGCAACTTAGGCAAAATGTTCGAAGGGCGAATTGGGCAATGGAAAGACGGCAAATTCGTTAATACATCTTCTGACGAATTAACTCGCATATTGCGACGTAACTGGAAGTCTGCCCAAAAAGAAGTTGAGAAGATGGGCAAAAACGCCCGGTTGTATGGCAACAGCCAAATCCGTACTTACAGCATGGATGAACACCGCAATATTGATGTGCGTCAATTACCGATGACACCGCAACAATTAGCTGAAGCTACTCTCGTCCCACGATACGACTTGTATGCAAATGCTTTCGGAGATCAAAGTTCGGTAATGAAAGCAGCCCAGTTCACAAGAGATCAAGTTGGCATGACGATGAATGCCTTCACAGGGTTGTGGAAAAAATCAGTGTTGCTTCGCCCAGCGTGGCCTATCCGAGTTATAAGCGACGAATTTATGCGTACCGCTGCCGATTATGGGACGATGAACGCAGTAAGAGGTATCGCTAGCGGCTTCAATGATTTACGTGCAGGCTGGTTCGGATTACGAGGCGAAGATCTAGCACAGCCACTTAACCTAAAAATTAGACAGATCTTAAAAGACGCAGATGTCAAGATTGATTTACCCGGTTCAGGGTTACGCCCCATCAATCCTGATCTCGCAAGCAGCGATGAACTCATAGGCGCATTAACACGACATTACGACGGCGATCATCAAAAATTACAGGACGTTGTTAAAGAAGTGATCTCTGAGGAATACGGTAAGAAGAAAATTCTTACACGGACTATGGGCGCTGGCGCTGTGGGCGCATTCTTAGCTGGGCCAGCCGGACTTGCTGCTGCCGGACTGTACAGTTTATATTCCCGTGGCTCCATGCGACGTTTAGCTGAATTGGAAACCCTAAATCATATGGGGTATTCGTTGAGCCAAATAGGTCGTCACCAAATCAATGAAGAGATATTCCGAATCGAGCAGCAATTAACAAAACTAGATCCGGTTAAAGACGCTGACGAAATCGCGAACCTTATTAAGAAAGCCCAAGGTTTCGAAGACACCCGTAAAATCCTTTTGACACAAGCCAAGCAATACCAAGATCAGTTCACATTACGGGATCGTGTAACTGGCAAAATGCGTAACGAATTAGCGGCACGCAAACAAAAAATTGAAGATTCAAGTGAAGATCTTGCCGCATATCGAGATGGAACAATTGTCCAAAACTTTGACACGGCTGGTAAAATCATGGCCGATGCTGGTGTTAGCGACTTCCATCTTGATGGACTAACGATTGGTAATGCTTTCGGTAATACACCGCAACAGAACGGCATTTACCGGCAAGCCATTTCAGCGAACCAATACAAGTCAACGCTATGGAATAGTGCTAGTTCCGTAACTCGTAAAACTGTTCGCCAAGGACGACGAGAACAATACGATTACGGGCAACACCCTAAAGTTTTCGCTGAAGCATTCGATGACACTGTTAATAGACAGTGGGTACCGATGACAGATCCGACAGCGTATTCACGGCCAACTTATTTTGTGCCACGTAATGAAACAAATGCGATGCGTGCAGCACGAGCACGTCATGGTGAATTCCAAAAACAGTACCAAGAATTTTTGCGAGAAATGGATGAGAAATACGGATTTGGTATTGACTGGACTAACGATTTAACAGAAGCCGAATCATTACGTCTTTCAGAACTTCACCAAGTCATCCGTGACGAAGAAATTAGTTTCACAGACGCACACAAATCATGGTACGGCGAGAACAAAGATATCGCTGTCCAAGGAGATGGCACAGTAGATCTCGGTAAACAAGTACGAGATGAAGCTATAAAAGATGCACGATGGTGGAAAGCCAACGCATCTCCCGATCTTCTTGAAGGCAACCCTTTCCAAGATTTCACACGCCTTTTCTGGACTGAAGCCGTAACAGACGACGACATTCTAAATTGGATTCGATTTGGACCCGGCGGTGTTCTCCGTGACATTATGCCTGCCCACTTCACTGACACTATTAATGCAGTAGATGAATGGATCAGACAAGTTCGTTTTGAAACTGACAACCAAATTCCTCCTATCCCAGAGTTTTTACACCTACGAAGAAAATTGGCAAACGGTGAAGAAATCAAATGGGCACGGGATGTCCAACCTGTTATTGACAACAAATTCGGAGGCGATATAGGTCGGATACGAGGACTCGGTTACGAAGATTTTGGCAGAATTATTGGAGATTCCGCATTCCGAGATGCAGCAGAAGCAAGCGGAATGATTATCAGAGCAAAGCGTTGGACCGATGAAGCATTCCAAATGCTAGGAACAATGCCCACTGATGCTTTAACACGAAGCACAGTCTTCCGGTCTGTTTACAGCGGTGAAGTCGCAAGACGTTTACCTAACTTTAAAACAGCAGACGGCGATTACCGGCTCACCCAAAAAGAAATAAATGCTATCGAAGCAGAGTCACGTCGGGTAGCTATCGCCAAAACAAAGAACCTTCTCTACGATTTGGCTGAACGTACAAAGTTCGAAGAACTAACAGCTAACTTGATGCCGTTCTTCGCTGCCTATCAAGAAGTAATCACCCGTTGGGCTGGTATCGCAACACGAAACCCCGGCTTTGTTCTTGCCACTACACGCAACTTCCATAATGGCCTTGAAAATTTCAACGCTGTAGACGAAGAAACAGGCGCACCTCTTTTCCTTCTCAGATTCGGCACCATTCTCGGGATGCAAACGCCAGACTGGTTGCCTCTGTATGGAGACAAAGAAGTATTTGGTCGATTCTCTCGGTTAGGCGACAACCCAATCAAATTTAACCTTTCGTCACTTTCGATGATGTCAGGTGGGTTACCCGGATTTGGTCCGTTAGTAGCGTTTGCTGCTAGCGAAGCTGCCGTACAAGTACCTGATGTAGCTCAATCATTAGAGTGGGCTTTCCCATATGGGTTATCCGAAGGGACAAGCACACTAGAGCGATTAGTAGATTCGATTACGCCACTTTGGAGCCAAACATTACGCAGTAGCGCAATGGATACATTGGAACGCCAACGTGTCCGTGCAAGAGTAGCGTCCGACATGATCGTAGAATACGAACTTAAAGGTCTGACTATCGAGTCAGCTTCTGAAATGGAAATGTTCGAAGATGAAGTCGATGATCGGGTCACAGCGATGCTCCAAGTGCGAATGTTTGCAAATTTGGCGTCTCCGATCTCATATATGAATCAGTCGCCTCATGCTCACATTATCGAAAATTATAAAAAGATAATGGAAACAGAAGGTTTAGCAGCAGCAGATGAATGGTTGCTCGTTGAGAACCCAGAGTATTGGGGAATTGTCGGACGACAAACTCGTATAGCTGACGGAGCAGTCGCATCAGCGACTTTGTTTGGTGAAGAAGAATACAGCAAAAACCCAGCGTTCTTTAAAGACAACGCATCTATCCAAGATCTAATGCTTGGAAAGATTGGGCCGTTAGATGTGCAGATGGCGCATAACGCTGCGTTTAATACTGTCGTATACAAAAAAGAAATCGCTGAAGGTCGCCGTGTTTACCAAAAACCGGGTGAGATTATTCGTCGTGCGAATGGCAACGCTGGCTGGTTCTGGTATGAGAAACTCATGGCCCCCATCCGGTATAAGCAAGAACAGTTACGTCTTTCTGGGCAACCATCAAGTCTTAACGCAAAAGCCAATGTGGGCTTAAAGCAAGCTAAACAGATGATTGTTCAACGTGTTGCAGAAAAGTATCCGCTTTGGTTTGAACAGTTCAACGATATTAAAACTGCGGAAGAAAGCGCAAAAACTATTCACAGTTTGCGTGCATGGAAAGACAATAAACAATTCGAATGGCATCCTGCTATACCGCATATGGATGCTTATTTCGAATTACGGGATTGGCTAACAAACGAGCTTTTGCTGAGGTCGCAACAGAGTGGCGATCCGCAAGAACAACTCTTATCTCATAAGCGAAACAATGATCTTAAAGATTTGTGGGAAAGATCACGGGTAGCCTTTAGTAATATCCCTGATTTTTCTCCAGTATTCGTGAGATACTTAGAACAGGACGATGTGATAATGCGTGCTTCTTGGCCTCAAAATCAAAAGGCGCATCAAATACTAAGGCAAGCGGCATGAGCGACGAGACATTTGACGAAACCCAACGAGAAGTAAATGCCGTTATCGGTGGCGTTTATTCTGGTAGTCCCGGTTTTATAGTCGGTTACAACCTTGTTCTTCGTTCACCGTATGTCCAAGCCGCAGATGCAGCAGAACGACAAAAACGTAATCTTGAAGGTATTGAGCCGTCACCCATTACTTCAATGGATATGTACGAATACTTGCAAAGTATCCAAGGCGACCCAGAACAATACGAGAACTTAGTCAAAGCATTATTTGTTGAAGGACATATCACTTTCCAAAATGACGTAGAAGAACTCTACGACCCGGAAATTGTTTTTAACGGAATGTTAGATGTTATGTCTGAAGTTACGGAACGAGCACAACAACTAGGCGTTAGCCCACAGCAAGTTCTGGCAGCAACAGAAGACAAAGATCAGTTCATCCCGACACTTGACCGCAAGTTCAAAGAAACAGACATTGATCTTTTTGAAGAGAAACTAGGGGAAACGCAACAAGGATTAGTCATGCTCCCCGACATGGCAATGCTAGAAGAAATGTATGCGAAACAAGCTATAGACCTTGCTGGTTTCGATGCAACGAAAACAGATCCAACTGGGTTCCAAAACTTTATTAAAGGTATGAGAACCGCAGCTTTAGCTGCTAAGGATCGTGGCGAACAATACGATGTTGGGGCGCAAATAAGACAAGATATACGAACTAAGTATCCAGACAATGTTGGGTTTATGCAGCATAAGGACAGCACTTCACGTTTGATGGATTGGATGGAGAAAGTGCGACCTACATGAGTACGCCAAAATCATTAGCGCAACGTAAAGAAGATGCAATAAACGAACAGTTAGACGCCTTACAGTCTTTTCTTTGGGCGTTCAAAACTTTGTCTGCTGATGAACTAGACGGCTTGTTGCGTGGGGATGCTGATGTCAAGAATAAGTATTTTGGGAAAGGTCAGTTCGCAACCTTTTGGAAGTTATTTCCTAAACGCTTTGCTAAAGGAACAACTTGGGGGACATTCACAGCGCTTCAAGATGAGATAGAAGATCTTATTGCTATGGGAGATGAACTTGATGCAGGTTCATCTCCAGATGAAATATTTGCTTTTCTTTCAGGCGGCAGCTTACGAGGCACCGTATTAGAAGGAGTAGGTGAATATAGTGGGGCAGAATTTGAGGGAGCGTTTCTAAAAAGTTTCCAAGAATATATTGAGGCTGATCCGTGGGCGTCTGTAGATGAGTCGAATATCCCAGATGAAACAGATCAACTTATTGAAGAGCCAACTGAATCTCCCAATACGGTTGATACATCCCCCAATATGGCGGATAGCATTTCGGTTCTTCCACCTGAAGGTCCATTAGAGCAACAACCAACACCCGATGCTCCTGCGATTACTGAACCAGTATTTGGTGGACATACTAATATCGGCCCACAACCTCCAGCAGTTCCCGGCGGTGGAACAATACCGGGTGATGGGGATGCCCCTGCTCCCGGTAAATCGAATGGGTTTGTTACTTATCTTCAGCAACAAATCCGTAATGATTTCTTTAAGCAACCCGGTTGGGAAATCACCCGTGATATAAATGGCAACTCTATTCCGAGTGTTTCTTTAGGAGACTACCTAGATGCAAACCCCGGCATAGATGAAAGCTATTTTTTAGAGTTAGTAAGACAAACTAAAAATTGGGAAACATTTCGGCTCAACGAAGCAAAACTATGGGGACAAACAGAAGCCGAAGAAAAACGCACACTTGAAAATAACATTAACAAGGTTAAGAAAAAACTTGCCAATTTCGGTGTCAACTTAGATGAAGTAGACGAAGCAATTATCCATCAACTTGCCCGTGATACCTACATTATGGGATGGGACGATGACGAAATCGAAGCAGCTATCTACAATAATGCTGAACTTGCTATAACAAACATGGGCAAAGGCGACCACGCCAGCATGTACGACCAAGTTAAAGCTAAAGCCCGTAACTATATGTTGGAAATTGATGAACAAACACTTCACAATTACGCCCAACAAATCATTACAGGACAAGCAACACTCTCAGGTATCAGCGCAGGATTCGCTCGATTAGCACGGGACACTTACCCACAATTGGGAACCATCATGGATCAAGGGTTCTTACCAGAAAACTATTTCTCTGGTTACGAAGCAAAAGCTTCATCTCTTCTTGAAAGACCCGTAGAGTTTTTCGGCAAAGACAGAGGAATGTTCGATGTTATATCCCAAGGAGTGTCTGACCCGGAAACTGGGTTCCGTCAAATGACTATCCCAGAAGCAGCGGTCTATGTTCGTTCTTTACCCGAATGGGAAAACACTAAAAATGCTCGGCAATCAGGTCGTGCAGTCGTAGAAAGTATTTTAAAGAAGTGGGGCGCAGTTGGGAGGAGTGTCTAATGTCTGCGTTTTCTGATTTGTTAGCACAAGCAGAATTTGGTTCACCTATTGTTGATCGTGGCGAATGGTCACGGTCAGCTTTTGATACCCGATTCGAAGCTGCCCGTACAGCCATTGGCATGACCGAAGCTTTAGGTCGTTGGGACGCAGACGCAAATGCTCCTATTGGAGTATTCCGCCCCACTTTGCAAGATGGCAGAGTTTCAGACGCTGAAGGAAATTTTCTTGATGAACTGTACGGAGAATGGACAGACCCAGAAGGCAATGTCACCGACATTCAAGGTGATCCTGTTGGGGCGACACCCCCGGAGGTAGGTGGTTGGACTCCGCCTTATGGATCACGAGGCGGCATATACGGTATCGCCGCTGAACTGTTAAGAACCTATGGTTTTTCGGACGAAGACGTAGCAAGCCTTGTTGAATTTATTAAAGAGTCTCTCATCATGGGAGATGATTCTTTGACTATTACCCAACGCTTACGTGAACGTCCTGAATATGATCGTCGTTTCCCAGCCATGAAACTTCGTAGAGATGCTGGGTTTAACGCTATTTCAGAATTGCAATATGTACAGTTAGAAGACACTTATCGTCAAACATTACGGGCAGCGAATATGCCTGTCGGTTTTTATGACGACGCTAAGGATTTTGAAACACTTATCCAATACGACGTTTCAGGTAACGAGTTCCAGCGGCGTGTTTCGTTAGCGTATCAAGCTAGAGATACAGCGAATGCTGACGTGATTAAACAATTAAAAGAACTTTACAATTTAGACGACGAATGGGTAGCTGCTTACTATCTAGACCCTGTAAAAACAAAAGATCTCATTAAGCAAGAGCAGCAAATGAGATCAGCGGAACTGTCAACGGCTGTTATGAATACCGTTGGGGCCGGTTTAACGAAGCGTACCGCTGAACGGTTAGAACAAGCCAACGTTGGTATTTCGGATGTTCCAAAACTAGCTACCCGTGCAGGCATGTTGTCTCAATTGATTGGCGAAGAAACATTTAGCGCCAGCGAATTAGCCGCAGGTAGTTTCGGTATTGATTCAGTTGCAGCTACAAAACTCCGCCGTCGTGGAGAAACACGACTAGCACCTTTCGCTGGTAACGCAGGCCTTCTCATCAGCGACCAAGGTGGCATTGGTTTAGGTGCCGCCAGTACTTGACACTCACATACATCAAAGTTAATGTTTTAAGTATTGTGTGATTGTGTGCGGCATGAGCGCATGTTTTATCAGATTTCCGCTTCGGCTACCACCGGCTAAAGCGCGTATTTTAGGTGAGTGACATATGACAGACATCGACTCCACTGGTGACAGTGAAGGTGCTGGCAGTTCAACCGAATCGAAACCGAACTGGCGACGTGAAATGGAAGCACGGTTAAAGGAAGCAGAAGCTAGAGCTTCAGCAGCCGAAGAAAGTGCTTCTCAATACCAGCGTCGTGATACGTTTAGATCAGCAGGGTTAGACCCTGATGATGCTCGTGTAAGTTATTTTGTGAAGGGTTACGAAGGCGATTTAACAGTTGAGGCTATTAGAGCCGAAGCTGAAGCCGCTGGGTTTGTTGGAGCGAACGCTCCCGATCCGCAGCCCCGAGCATTAACTGAAGCGTTAAACGGTGAGCAGCGTATACAAGCTGCTGGTGAAGGTGCAGAGCCGGTTGGTTCACCTGATCTTGACGAACGCATTAGAGCAACAACTAACGAAGATGAATTACGTGCTTTGATGGAATCTGAAGGGTTCTTGTGGGGAGCAAGCACTTAATCTAACGCTAGGGGAGTCCTAACCCATGAGGATTCTCAATGGCTACACCTACAGTAACGACGAGTACGCTCGACGATCAGGTAAAAACGGCGTTTGAACAGGTATCTTACTTCGCTCTTCGCTCACAACCCCTATTTGAAATGCTCGCAGATGTGCGGTCAACTGCTCAGAGCCACAATGGTTCTGGTGTGCAGTTCACTTTCATCGGTGAGCTTGACCAAGCAACTACAGCGCTGACAGAAAATGCTGATGTAACAGCAGTAGCGATCACCGACAGCGCCGTAACAGTGAACCTCGCTGAGTACGGTAATGCGGTTATCACGAGTGCCAAGGTTCGAGGAACATCGTTCCTGAATGTTGACTCCGACGCTGCGAATGTTGTCGGCTACAACATGGCTAACTCTCTCGACAAAATCGTTTCCGATGTCGCCAACGCTGGCACAAACGTAACGCATGTCGGGCAGTCCAGTCGTGGTGCTATCACCGCTACAGACGTTTACACCGCTGCCGAAGGTCGTAAGGCCGTCGCACAGCTTCGTGGACGTAACGCTCCCGGTTGGTCAAACGGTAACTATATGGCGATCATTCACCCTGACGTTTCCTACGATCTTCGTGGAGACACAGCGGTAACTGACGTTATCCAGTACCAACTGTACCAAGAAGGTGCACCGATTCGTGCAGGCATGATCGGCACATTCAACGGTATCGACTACATCGAAAACCCCCGTGCAGGTCTAATCGAAAACGGTGGCGCTTCGAACGTCGATGTTTACCAAACGCTCATAGCTGGACGCCAAGCGCTTGCAAAAGCGTTCTCTCGTGCTCCGGGCTTTGGGCCTGACCCAAGCATTGTTGTTGGTCCTGTGACTGACACTCTGCGTCGGTTCAACCCAATTGGTTGGTACCACCTAGTTGGATACGGCATCTTCCGTGAAGCCTGTATGCAACGTGTGGAATCAGCTTCCAGCATTGGCGCTAACTAATAGTTAGCCCATAGAGGTTTGGAGGGGTCGGGTTTTCCCCCTTTCCCCGGCCCCTCCATCATCCTCTGCTATCATTCAAATCATGCCTATTGTTAATGGAAAGAAGTATCCTTATACCGCTAAAGGTAAAAAGGCTGCTGCCGCTGCAAAGAAGAAAAAGACTTATGCAAAAACCAAACGGTGATGTAACGATTAGGCCAAAGCCGATCCAAGGAACGAGTAGTACTAATGGCTAGTGGACTTTTTGTTGAAACATTCGAGGCAGCTTTAAAAAATGACCTTGATTTAGATTTAGATACTCACAGTTTTAAGTGCATGTTGCTTGATAGTTCGTGGACTCCGAACTTTGAAACTGCAACAAATAAAAGCGATGCTTCAGGTGAAATTTCAGGGACAGGATACGATACGGGCGGTAAAGCTCTTACCAGCGTGACGTTGACTAGCACTTCTGATGGATCTGGGAAACTTAAATGGGATGCTGATGATGTTTCATGGACTGGTTCGACATTAACTGGTGTAGCAGCAGCAGTAATTTATGACGACGACACAACTAATGATCGGTTAGTCGCTTACATAGATTTCGGGGGATCATTTAGTACAACATCTGGTACGTTCCAAATCCAATGGAACGCAGATGGAATATTTACCCTCGATTTGGTTCCATAGGAGATATAAATGCCTTCATCTAACTATCCAACTTCGTTAGATACATCAACGAATCAGCCAACCCCAGCATCTACCACTGACTTGGATGCTTCTGGTTACGAACACGATCAGGTGCATGGAGCGCATTCAACTGCTCTTATTGCCCTAGAAGCGAAACTGGGTATTGGAGCTAATAACGCTGCTGATGGTGCCACGAACGCCTTTTTGGAGCACACTGGTACAGGCACAACTACATGGTCTAGCACTTTGACTGGTGCGACACTTGCTGGTGCGACTCTTTCTGGTGCCATTGTTGGCGCAGATCAGGTCATGTCGGCGGTTACCCACAAGGACTATTCCGAAACGGTGTATGCCGGTGGTAACACTGGTGCTACCCCAACGATTGATGAAGCTAATGGCAACACCCAAACTTGGACACTAGACAATAACGCTACGTTTGCTTTGCCAGCAGATTCTGGTTTGCAGGCTGGTACCGCACTTACTTTGATTTTGACTCAGGATGGTACTGGGTCACGGACGGGTGCTTTTCAGGTGAATAGTGCTACGACGAATGTTAAGTGGGCTGGTGGTACTGCTCCGACGTTGACGACTACTGCGTCGAGGGCGGATATTGTTTGTTTCGTCACGTTTGATGGTGGTGCGACTCCTACTTGGTATGGGTTTGTAGCTGGTCAAGACTTCCAGTAAGGAGTTTCAATGCCTTTTGGGGCTTCTAAAGCAGCGATCTTAGGTGCCTCCGGCGGCGGTGTTTCTTACGACCCTGCCTATACGTGGATTGCTGACATAATGACAACGAACAGCACAACAAGTACTGTTTCGTTTACAAGCATTCCTCAGACCTATCATGCTTTGCATTTGGTCGGCAACTGCAATATCACTAATAGTTCTTATGGTTTGTTTCGTTTAAGAAGCACAAGCGCAGAATATTTTGGTTGTGGAGTAGAACTTGGTTCTTACAGTAGTTCCGCTGGCCCATATACTGCTGCTTGGAATAGTGCTAGTAGTACTAACTATGCCTATTTTGGGGGGTACAGCACAGATACCTCTATGGCTAACGAAATCGGTGGTCAATGTATAGAAATGTGGCTTCCCGGTTATTCGAATACGGATAAACCAAAAACAATGTGGACAAAATGGTATGACCCTTCCGATTCGTCGTGGTACGGAAACATGGCTACTGAAGAATTAGTTAGACTCGAAGCTAATGCTGCTATAGACCAGATTGATATGTTCAATTCGTCCAATTATTGGTACACCGATTCTATGTGGACATTATATGGAGTGGGGACGGCAAGTTAATGAGCGGCGCAGATGTTATTGCGGCTAGCAATTTTGCTGGTAGTACAACAAGTCTTTCTTTTACGGGTATTCCACAGACTTATAAAACTATAAGAGTCGTAGCAAATTTTTTGACTGACTCGTCTACCGGCGCTGGCTGGGGTACGCAAGGTTTGTATATGCGTATGAATGGCGAAACCGGATCTGCTTATTACAACGCATATTTAGCGGTACAAGGATCTTCATGGATAAGTGGATCAGCTACAGATGACAATACGTTGGGGACGTATGGTTGGGTTTGCAATATCGATGGTGATACTGGTTCTGTTTCTAGTCACAATCCCATTATTTTAGACATAATGAACTATTCAGCTAATGAGCCTACTGTTTGGCAAGGATTTGGTGGCCGCTGTAAAAGCTCTGGCTATAGCGGAGATATGAGATGGATAACTGGCGGTGTAGCACAACCCGGAGGATCGTGGGGTATCACCTCGATAGAGTTTTATGCTTCTAACGTGAACATGGATTCTAATTCTCGGGTAACTCTTATCGGATTGGCTGACTCGTAATGGCTGTATATGAACTTGTGGGTACTGCAACAGTAAGTGGGAACGCAACTCATTCAGTGAGTTTTACAAGTATTTCCACTAGTGATGATTGGAAAACTTTTCAACTTTTTGGTTATTGCAACAACTACAACACAACTGCGTCTGGTTCTGCGTCGCTTTATATCCAACTAAATAGCACTAGCACTAACTATGCCTATGCAGGGCTAGTTTCAAGTGGTTCTACTTTGTCTAGTGGCAAATGGAGAAATGGCGGCTATGCACAATCTTGGTATAACGGGCAAGGTTGTTTGCAGGCGACTCAGCATTGGGTTGATACTGGCGGAGATTGGACAAATGGTAAAGGCACAATGTCTTGGACTTTCCCATTGGCAGGAGCTACCCCTATAAAAAATGTTGGTGTAGGTCTTAGCACAAGTGGTGCGCCAAGAAACACATCCAATGGTGGCTTTGAAACTTCTTTCGGTGCGTGCGATAACACTGATGCCTTAACAACTGTCAATGTAAAATGTGGGTCTGTTTCCGAATACTTCGGTGACGGTTCCCATTTCGAACTTTACGCGATCAAGGATACCAATGGCTGAGCTTAGAAAATTAATTGTTGATTGTTCAACAGGTGAGACAACGTTACGAGACTTCACGGCAGAAGAAATCGCTGAAGCTGAAGCTGTTGCTGCGGATATTGCAGAACGAGAAGCCGCTGAGAAAGCAGCCGCTGAGAAAACTGCTGCGGATAAAGAGTCAGGTAATCAGAAACTTAAAGATCTTGGTTTAACTGACGACGAAATCGCCGCACTCACTAGCTGAGGATTGTTATGCCGTTCGGATCGAGTAAAGCCACAATCTTAGGAGCCGCCGGAGCAGGCAAATTTGAACTGTCTGGTGGTACCGAAACAGAAACTGGTGGTTACAAGTATTACACTTTTAATTCGACTGGGACTCTAACTGTTACTGGTGAAGGCGAAGTAGATCTTTTAATGGTCGCTGGCGGCGGCGGTGGCGGAGGCCAATTTAGCTACAATGGCAGCGCTCCGGGTGGTGCTGGTGGTTACCGTACCTTTGATGACACCACCATATATGAAGGGACTTACACTATAACTGTCGGCGCTGGTGGCGCTGCTGGTGGCAACGAAGCACGAGGCAGCAAAGGATCAAATACTACTGTTAATCAAACTACAGGATCAGGTTGGACAAATCTTTCCTGCACCGGGGGCGGTGGCGGTGGTGTAGCGATGAACCCTGCGGCTCAGACAGGTGGTTCAGCGAGCGGCACCGCTTTCTATCAAGGCAACTGGCATAGCTCCGGTGCGTCTGGCAACGAAGGCGGCTACACGCCAGCCGAAGGCAACGACTCTCAAAGTTCAAGTGCTTGGAACATAGCCGGTGGTGGTGGCGCTGGGTCAGATGGCGGTAATGGTATGTCTAGCGAAACTTGGGGCGGCGATGGCTCAACTTGGCACGATGGTGTTGCCAGAGGAGGAGGAGGCTCCGATTACCAAACAAGTAATGGCTATCTAGCTGGCGGTGGTGGCGGAGGCCGAGATGACGGAGTAGCCAATACTGGTGGTGGTGCTGCCGGAAGGCGAGGACCGAGTGCTGCTGATGGTGGCTCAGGTGTTGTGATAGTTAGAGTGGCGGTTTAGTCATGGCTCATTTTGCAAAGATTGAAAACGGTGTTGTTCAAGAAATATTGGTTGTTCCTGACGAGCAAGAAAATCGGGGACAAGAGTTTCTTGCAAACGATTGTGGTTTAGGTGGGAGATGGGTTCAGTGTTCTTACAATCACAACATTCGGAAAAAATTTCCGGGTATTGGGAATCTTTTTATAGAAGATAATGCGTTATATCCACTTGGAGCTTTTGTACATCCTGCACCTTTCCCATCGTGGACGTTAGATGATGACCTTGAATGGCAACCACCTACTCCGATGCCTGAAGGCTCATGGACTGACAAGTTGCCCGGAATTTTAGGACCAGATCATCCAGACATGGAAGAAAGTCCTTACCGTTGGGATGAAGAATCTTTATCTTGGGTTTTGATTGCAGACAATCCTCCATTCACAACTGAACCTACTTCGCCTGATGCAGTAGAGGTTCACACAGTGATGTACACCGATCCTTCAAATTGATGAAACTCGTAGACGCACCCGGTAAAGCAAATACCGGACGGCCACTTAAACCATTCGGCATAGTTGTCCACCACACAGCTTCAAACCGCAACGCAGACCCCGACAACGTGGTCGCAATGTGTGTTCGAGGAGTCAACAAGGTACCCGGACCTCTATACAACTACCTCATAAAACGTGATGGCACCATTGTCAAGTTGACTGCGGAGAACGTGAAAGCTAACCATGCTGGCCGTGGCTTACAGTCAGTGTTGACACGGATGCAGCAGAACAATCCAGTATTAGGGGACGCTACAAGCCCCGGTAAGATCAGCGCTAACTCTCGTTTAATAGGTGTTTCAATTATTAATGACGGGTTAGGGGAAGATGTACCCGAGACACAAATGGAGGCACTTGTAAATTTGTGCGCTTTTCTGTGCGAGGGACACAATTGGAATCCCGACTGTGCTGTGATAGGCCACAAGGAATGGACCTCACGCAAAGTAGATCCTTTATTCTCGATGAGTGAACTTCGAGGAATGATTCAACGCCGCATGGTTACAACCATTCCTGCAATGACTTTACCTAAAGAACCAGAGGATGGGCTTGTTCCGTTTCCGGGAACATTACGCAAAGGCTCACGTAGCCAAGCAGTTGTCCATGTTCAACGAGTAGTAGGAGCTTTAGCCGACGGAATATTTGGGCGTGGTACACTCGCCAAAGTAAAACAATGGCAGCGAGTCAAAGGGCTTGTTGCAGATGGCGTAGTTGGTCCAAAGACTTGGGCGGCTATGCAGATACGGAGACAAGAAGTTGTTCAACCAGCGTTTTATTAAAGACAGTTTAGAACGTGCCGTCGCTACCTTCGCTCAGGCGTGGGTTGCAGCTATGGCAGTTCCCGGTCCAGATTGGATGGACGCATTAAAGGTTGCCGGAGTTGCGGCCCTTGTAGCTATTGGTAAAGCTGTTGCAGCCAGAAAAGTGGGTGATCCCGAAACGGCATCAGTTACCGGTTAGAAAGATGAGGCTGTTCGGTGTCGCTTCCTGCTGTCAATCCGTACAACAAAGATGAGATTGAATACCAAGAGGCTGGGTTCGACTACGCCCCGAAATATCCGGGCAGCTACGATTACAACGAAAGCGGAATCGCTTATGCGGAGTCCGGCTTTCCTTATCAGAAACGTGATGCGATTGTATCCGTCAGCACTATTGGGTGTTCGGCGGATCTGTCGCCCGTTTTCACATATGTTTACACGCCTAAACGTCCCGGCGGCGTAGCGTATCAAAATCCTTATGAATACAACAAGACCGGGTTCGATTACAACGAACGTGACACCACGGTACCGGACAACCGTGTCTTGGTGGATTACAACCAGTCGGGTGTTAGCTATCGTAAGTCTTCCGATACTGGTCATACTGTGGCGGTCATTGCGACGCCAGCCACAATCGGTGTTACGACGACGTTTTCGGCTAGCCCGTCGGTCCCGGCAACGGTTACTCCGTCAACGATCTCTTGCCCAGCAGTAATTGTTCCAAGTGTAACTGCTAACACAATCGTCTTACACGGTGGCACAGTCGGTCAAGCTAGTGTCCCCAGTGTCACAACCTCAGCGATCGTTACACCGGCTGCTGTGGCGGCTGGGGCGACAATACCTGAAGAGTCGCTCTATATTACTGTCGATGCGACACCGGGAGTTGTTGCAGCAGCAGCAACGATGCCTTCGGCAACAGCAAGTGGTAATTACACAGCGACACCAGCAACAATCGGGGTAGGAGCAACAACACCTACCGTCACAATGTTCAGGTATCTAGTAATACCCACAACAAAGATCGTTCCCTCGGTTGGCTTACGTGACAAACCGACACCAGCAGCATACGCACTGATGCGTCACTACGAGCCGGGGCTACGAGGGGATAACATATTTATTATCAATGGGACAACTGTCCAAGATTTTTTGCCTGCCGACAAAACAACTGTCACACGGTGGATATATGGAGGACATGAAAGCCCGAAAGATTTAACAGATGCAGAAGAAACCGTGCTGTTAGCAGCAGGGTATTCGTTCAGAGTAGGACCGGGTTAATGCCAATTTATGTTTACCGTTGTCTCGATTGTGGATTATCACATGAGATTCGTCATGGGTTTGATGAAACCTATGACGGTACTTGCGACGCATGTAGGGGAGTGGTTCGGAAGTACTTCGGTGAAGTGCATATAGCTGCTTCGGCTACTCCCACACGAGGGACACATGATGGTAAAGAGATTAATTGGGCCGGGACTAAAGCTAAAGAACGAGCCAAAGAAAAAGATATGGAGGCCTATAAGCGACTCCGATCTGAGGGCATTCAGCCCAAGGGTATTGACGGTTCTGCCTATGTTGAAAGACACGCAGGATCTAAATGGGAAGTCCAATCGGGCACAGTTTTAACTGGGGAGAAAAAAGATATCAGACGTAAAGAACGTAATTTAGATACGATTCTTGGAGATTAACAATGACAACGGCACAAGCATGGATAGACGAAACTAGAGACTTACTGCTATCTGGTTACGTGGAAGAACTGTTAGTGCTTGGCGCATCAGCAGCTAGCGGTGACACACAGCTAACAATAACTGATGCCTCAAATTCAGGGATTGTGCCCGGAGTTATCATTGAAATTAATTCTGAAGCGATGTACGTTCAAGGTGTTTCGGGTACGACTGTTGACGTAATCAGAGCTTACGGTGGTTCAACCGCAGCAGCGCACAGCAACCTTGACATCGTTCGTATCTCCCCAAAGTTCCCTACATACAGAATTTTGGAAGCTTTAAACAACGAACTACGTGATTTGTCTGCCCCAGACAACGGGATTTTCCAAATCAAAACGTTTACTACTACCTATAATTCAAGCAAACAAGGCTACGACTTGACCGAAGACGGCGTAGCTTTAACTAGCGAAGCAGTGCAATCTATCTACGCAATCTCTTACACAGATCCTGTCACTGTAGAAGCTAGAGAACCAGAGATCCGCAAGTGGGGATTAAAAAGAGACAGAATAACAACATCTTTTAGTAGCGGAATGGCTTTGATTCTGTACGAAGCAGCGTTCCCCGGAAAGAAAATCAACGTAAGTTATAAGTCACCGCTTACACTTATTACAGCAACAAGCGATCTTAAATCTGCTACCGGGCTACAATCTACTGCCTATGATCTTCCACCTTTAGGCGCTGCGTTGTCGTTAATGACTACTGCCCCTATAAGAAGAGAGTTTTTAGACGCACAGGGAAGCTCACGACGGGCTGAAGAAGTTCCACCCGGAGCAATCTCCGCTTCAATGCGTGACCTTCGTGCTCGACGTGACATGCGAGTAGCCGCTGAAGCTGCTCGCCTAGCCACAATGTACCCACAGAAATACTAGCTATGGCTTTTAATGCTGAGTTCCTGCCGGTCGAACTAAACGGTGAAACCTATGGTGTCGATACAACTATGTATCGGCGCACAACTGTTCCTGTTTCAAGACAGCAGCGTGACAACAGCAAAGAGCCGGGTGAAAACACTTTGGATACAACTGGTGCTTGGGTCCGGTCACAAACAGACTGGTCCTATGGCGCTGGTCAACTCTATTTAGACAAAGAAGACTCGGATAGACGCAGGTTTTATTCTTCGCAAGGCATAGATGTGTGGACTAAAGGCCAGATTTCTTTGCTAAACACAACAGAAGACACTGCTTCGTCGCTTACTTTGGGCACAGAAGACTTAATTATTAAGCGTTTTGTTACAGCTACAGGCGTTGAATACATTTATTTAGTTAGCGATACAAACGTTTTCTATTCTTCTAACGATGGTACGGCATGGGTAACGCTTACTGGAAGCAACAACGTAACTGACATTAGTTCTGACGGAACTTACGTTTATCTTGCACAAACTGGGGCTAACGTTCCACGAAAATACACGCTTGGTGACAACGCTACGGACCACGGCTTTGGAACTTTAACTCCTGACTTATTACAAATAGTTGCAGGCAGAGTTATTGGAGCAGAAGACAACGCTATCTATGAATTAGATGCAGCCGGAGCTAAAGCTTCGTCGTCGTTAGATTATTCACTTCCGTTGACATCGAGTAAATGGACATCTATTACTGCTGCTTCAAACGGTATTTATGCTACCGCTAATACTGACAACACTGGATCTATCTACTACATTGGTGTCAATAGTTCAGACGGAACATTGAATGCTCCGACGTTGGCTGCGTCGTTGCCCCGTAATGAAACTATTAACGAAATAATGGCTTACGGTGGCTTACTCGGACTAGCTACGTCAACGGGATTTAGATTAGCTTTAATTAATCAAGAATCAACGTCAGGTTTAACGCTTGGCCCTGCCATAGATACAGGCGGTGAAGCTTTTTGCCTTGAAGCTGACGGCAAATTCATGTGGTTTGGCTGCGATAATGCCCAAGTTTACCGAGCAAACCTTTCCTTGTTCACCGAAGTTTTAGTTCCTGCTTACGCAGCAGACTTACAGATGTCGGGCACGGTAGCAGCGAATGACAAAGTTGTTAGCCTTGTGCGGCTTAACAACGACAACGATCCTAAACTTTTCCTTGCAGTAAACAAAGCTTCCGGTGCTGGTGTTTGTTATAGAGAAGACTACAGCGGTGACAAAGTTGCAAGCGGAGAACTAATAGCTGGCGAATGCACATGGTCTACCGTTGTCCCAAAACTTTTACGTTCTGGGGTTATCGACCTTGACCGATCACAATACGAACGAGCTAAAACAGCATACCGAACAACAACTGGATACACAGCCTCAACTCCTTACACGCTTGGCGCAGCTACAACTGACCCAGTAGGGAAAATACGGCTTGTCGCTACGAACGGAGCGCAAACATCTGCTGCTATACCAGACACTACTGGCACACTTCAAACAGGTGTACCAGAAACGTTCACGTTTAGCGATGGAGTTAATACTGCAATCTCTTATGATTTAAAAGTCCAACTCGAACGTGGTTCAGCAGACCCAACTACTACCCCAATCTGTCATGACTGGCAACTCACCGCTGTCGCTGTACCCCGACGCATCGACGAAATTATTTTGCCTCTCATATTCCGGCGTGATGTTCTTACTAGCCGAGGCTCTGGTAAACCTCGGCCTGCTCTTCTTGTAAAAGAAACTTTTGAAAACTTGCGCACTCTGATGGAAAACGGCGCTGCTATTAGTTATAAAGAAGGCAAACGTACAGACAACGTGACAATAGAACGCTTAGAGATGACACCTGAACGCCTATCCGATGACGGAAGCTGGTGGGAAGGTACTCTAATGGTTAGGTTATTAACTGTTCCATCCTGACAGGGGGCACATGGCTAAGGTCTTGTTCTTTGATATAGAAACAGCACCGAATTTGTCGTATGTATGGGGGCAATGGCAACAAGATGTCATCGAGCACGCTAGAGAGTGGTACATCATATGTTTCTCATACAAATGGGAACACGAAAAGAAAACACACGTCGTATCTTTAGACGACTTTGATCTCTATAACGAAGATCCTGAAAACGATTTCGATGTTGTTTACAAACTCTGGCAATTACTAGACGAAGCAGACATAGTGATAGGCCACAACTCAGATGCATTTGATATTAAAAAAGCTAACGCACGTTTCGTTTACCACAACTTTGGACCAACTGGTCCCTATCAAACGGTTGACACATTAAAAATCGCACGTAAACATTTTAAATTTAACAGCAACAGACTCGGACATCTCGGGGAACACCTCGGACTCGGGGGCAAAGAAGTCACAGGAGGATTTCAAACATGGGCAGGCTGTATGAAGGGTGATCCTAAAGCGTGGGGAACCATGAAGAAGTACGCGAAGCAAGACGTTGATCTTTTGGTAGATGTTTACGAACGGCTACGACCGTGGATGACTAACCACCCGAATAAAAACGTAATTGATTCAACTTCTCGTCAGTGTCCTACATGCGGCAGCGACAGGTTACAAAAACGTGGGGTTCGTTGTACTCGGACGATGAGTTATCAAACATATCAATGTCAGCGTTGTCGTTCTTATTGCAGAGAAAGACTAACTAACAGTTCTGCACGTCCTGAAGTTGTTTAATCGTAGTTGTATCTAGGTCTAAGCGGAACTTCTGCGTCTGGCGCTAAGATTCTTTTCTTACATTTGTGACACCGGCATTCCCCGATGAGGTACTTAGCTAATGTCCCGTGCTTTTTAAAGTCGGCTTTGTCCCAACGGATGTGGCCGAGATCATCGACGTACATTAGTAATCTTCTGGGTTTGTCGATTCGTCTTTAAAGATGCTGGCTATACGCTCGGCTTCTTCTCTGTCTCTATACCAGTCACGTATTTGGCTGTCACAAATAACGGCGTATCCTTGAACACTTAGTCCAGCGCCGATTCGAGCAGGTGCTTTTTGAACTTGAACGTCCATCGTTATCTCCAATCACGATGTCAAACAGATTATACCACGCTACGTGAGGATTAGGGCAGGATGCTGGAGGCAGAAAGGAGAAAACATCCTCCAGCATCCCAACCGGTCACAGGTCCTACCGGTTTGCCCTTAACGATTCACGTAACTCTCGCAACCTTTTAACGTTCTCTTCCTTAGGAAGATACTCTCTTTCTATAGGCTTAATCTCGCCCTGTTTCCGTCTGACCCTAGCAGTATAGTGAGATCGGAAATCAGATATTGCAGGCCAATAAGGTTTTTCTCCTGCTAATTCATGCACACACTCAATCGCTGCATCTCTTTCAAGGTGCATCAACGACGTATGCCACACTGACAACGTTCCATCTGGAGGTGGATGACCTGACCACCAGAGTTGAGACATCAAAAACAAAATCTCATCTGCCTCATCTTCTGTCATTCGTCATCTCCAAATAATTGGATCACGTTGTCTTGTTCTTTTCTTAGCTTTCGCATTCGAGCTTGCGCTTCTTTAAAGTCATAATGTGCTTGCCCGTCGTTGGTTATCCAACATTCCGAACTTGGTTGCCCACTTGGATGGTCAATGACTATATGAACTAAGTCATCCTGTGGGGTATTAATGTGTACGGTTGCGCTCATTTCTTTCCTTTCGTAGTTGTAGTATTCGCTCTCCGGTTCTGCCAATATTCGAGGAACTCTCGTCTTTAACACGACGCAAAGCTGTTTCAAAAGCTCGATCAGTAAAAGCCCACGTAACAGCAAGCGCCCTATAACATTCATCGAGTCCCCATCCGGCATCGACAGCACGCTGAACTACCTTTTTTATATCTCGTGGAGGAGTCATTGGCTTTGGATCAGTGATTGCCCACCAATCGTTAAGCATCGTCCGCATATCTTTCCACTCAATAGAAGCTCGTTGTGCCTCCAGTCGCATTAATTCGCTCATTCTCTAACCTTTCTTTTATTAGTTGAGCAAAAGTGTGTAGTTCCATAACCGCATATGCACCACCTGTCCCGAAATTCCTACGTTTAACTAGAGCTACACCAAACTTAGCGTCGGCATTAACTCTTTCTTGCTCAGTCTCACGCATTATTTCTGATAATGATGACAATGCGTCCTTCCTATTTTTGCATTCAAAAACAAAATCAGGAAGGGCTTCGCTTCTTATATCGCCAACATCTTTATTGCCGACTAGTGGAAGCCTATTAAATTTTTGTTTGATGTACGACGTGAGAAACCGAGCGCACTCAGTTTCCCACGCCGTCCCCTTTTGCTTGGCTTTGCTCATGCAATGTCAGGAGGGATCACATCATCGTTGTGATACAAGTATTCGTTGCAAGCGTTCTGTATTAGAAACGACATTGCTTGCATCATCTGATTGTTCTTATCCATCATTGCTCCAGCCGGGTGCTGCTCGAAAGCATCAATGATTTTTAACGCATGAAGTTCCACCTTATTAATCCAATCTTTAGGTGCAACTATGGTTAATATCCCCAACTCTTCATTCAAGATAGGAACCACTACAGATTCTGGGAATTCTTCATCACTCATTAAAAGGGCCTTGTGTCGTCTTCGAAGCCCCTTTGTACTGTCTCTGCTGCAACCTTATCACTTGATGAGCTACCTCCTTCACGGGGATTCCACCTAAGAGATGGACCACCTTCATCAGCGTAGACACAGAACTTAGAACGATTCTGCCCTGTCTCTTTGTCTTCCCATTTGTCTTGCTTCATGCGTCCTTTAACAATGACACGCTGTCCCTTACCAAGTTCAGCCATGTTCTCAGCTAACTCATCAAAGCACTTGACATCAAACCAATGGGTTTCTTTTGTATCGTCACGCCCAGTTGTCACAGCTACAGACAAAGTAGTAAACGCTTTACCACTTGCTCCGTATCGCAACACAGGATCTTGTCCGATGTTTCCAGCAATAGATATATCCATTATTCCTCTTTCTCTCTTTCTTCGAGAATGTTTGCGAGAACATAGTTCCCATCATGTTTATGCCAAAGATGCAGGCCAAGCCCGATCCTCATAGCACATCTTTTTATTCCGTCAGATGCACACGCTTTTAAACGTGCTCCATCTGTTTTCCAGTTGTTTGGGTTTTCACACTCCCCGACTTCTTGAATCGTGGTAACTCGTCCATCAATCTCAACAGTAAGAGTGCAGAGGCAACCAGTAAGAGTACCATCAGCGTCCCTAACAACATCATCAATATGAAAATCATAAGCTCCTAATATCCCCAATAGGAACTGGGTCACTATTCCATGAGGCACATACGCTGCTGCGAATTTACCCGGCTTAGTTTCCACGAACCTATCTGAGAATGGTGTTGCTAATTTACTTAACTGACTCATCATCAGCCTCCTTTATTTTTATGACATCAACTATGTCGATATCTCCTTGCTGCTCACAGATGTCGTAGTACGGACAGTAATCACATTCCCAAGGAATCTCTGTCGGCCAATACGACATCAAACCTTCCGGCAATTTTCCTGTTTCAAGGAATGCTTTTGCGGTTAGCGCATGTTGCTCTAAGAAATATGTTGTAGCTATTATTAGCGACGTTTCACTTTCATCAAATGATTCGTGAATGTCGTACAACCACTCAACCATATCTCCTGCACGAGCGCTATCTTTCCAACGAGAAGGCGTAGCGTCACTGCACACATAAACTAAATGCACTTTAGTTACACCTAACCCTAAGGCATACGCACACGCTTGAAACAAGTGCTCTTCTTTTGGCCCTTCGTTTCTTGCTTTGCGAAACCCATAGTTCCGCATCGTTTTAATTTCTAAAACTGTGTCATTATAAACACCGTCAGCATGACCAGACGTTAAACAATTAGGGATACTGACCTCGACTTCACACTCGAAGTTAGGCACCTGTTCCTTAAACGCTGTTTGAATATGCTCATGCATGGTGTTGCCGATTTCTCTAGCAACAAACCCATTGATCGCATTAGGACCAGCATCTATTCGACGCATCTGCATTCCATCTAACATTTGTTTCCGATCACATGTCGTGATATTGGAAACCCTTAGAAAAGAACCATCAGCAGTCGGCTTGTTCTCCGGGTAGCGAATGTACTCTGATAGCACAGACGCAGCCGGACCCGTTTCGTATTGCATCATTCTCCATTTCTAAGCCCAGTTTATCAGTTCCCTCTGGCCTCATCAATGCGGCGATCCCAATAAGCTGATTCAGCAACCTCGATAGCTTCGAGCATTTCTTCATATTCTTTATCACTCAAATCTGCATACGGATCATCGGGTGGATCTATACAAAAGTATTCCATTACTCTTTCCAATACTCGTAATAATATTCAGGAGTCGTGCGCCACAAATACTGCGGACCAGCATGACGTTTCTTACGTCGAGACAACCTAGTCTCTTGACGTTGACACGCATCACACACAACAGGCTCAATCAAACCAGCTTTATGTGCTCGCTTCATCAACGGACCAAGCAGTCGAGCATTATCTAACTTGACATTCATACTCTCTAAAACAGCATGAACTTCATCAGTAGTCCACGAGTTATGCGGCGGTGTTGTCCGACATACCTTAGCTATTGCATGTTTAGCAGCAAGCTTCTGGGATGGACGGGCACCTAACTCTACCCGTGCCATCCCAATATTACGTTGCTGCTTACCTTCAAACTCCGACATAGCTACGTGCCATGTTGTACAAGGCTTTAGCTACAGCATTAATGAAGGCATCATCATCGGGATCAACAACTGCTGACCCTGCATATTCCTTTATGTAATGCTCGATGTCGTTTTCTATAACAGTGGTCACAATATGTTCTACCTCGCCACTGTCTCGGATCACATCAGCAGCGATGTCACCAACGATGTCACAGAAATTGCCGTCATTAGCAAAATCCCGTGTATCTATTTCTACTGTTGCTTCAATACTCATTTTTTCTCCTTTTTAATGAGTTCTTTAACCAACTACCAAAACCTTGGCAGCTTTCTCTGTCATCGGCAGCTTCCCGAACATCACATTGGCTTGATGCCTACGAGTACGTTCAAGGCTGCTCTTAACACCTTTAAGTGATTTATCTTTCTGCTCCCATGCTTGAACAGCCATGAGTGCACCCCATCTAGTGCTACGCACACCAGCTATATCTTCATCTTTGTAAAACCTATTATCAAGATTTCTTTTAGTGTTTATCCAACGGGTCAACTGATTGTGGAAACCCTGAGGGGTTAGTGACTGATCCATATTCAGTGGTCGAGGCCCAATAAGATCTTTAACTAAATTATCCCATTGCTGATCGACAAACATTTGGTTAGCCATCCGTTCAATCTGTGCAGCGTAATCTTTATGACGTTCATAACCTGCACACAACTCTTCAACAGCTTCTTGCATCATGCCTTGCGGATCACCCATCTTCTTAAACTTAAAGACAGCTTCTTTATCCAAGATGTTCCACTTAAACGTATTCGCACACACAGTCGCAGTAGCTGATTGAGTAGCAACCAACGGGACCAAACGGTCATGTCCATTACCGATATTAAATACTGACTCGACTTTGGACCAACCGGGGATAACTATGTCATCTTTAAACTTCAAAGATACATAACCAACAGCACCATTGTCATAGGTACCAACTGATTCAATAGTTTCTACTAACCCAGTGTCAATAAGCAATCCAGTTAGATCATCAATCATAAACCGATGCTGAACTATCTGGTATCGGTCACTTACTTCCGCATAAGCATACGGATAATTGACC